CCATAATTCTTAAGTGCATCTACACCAAGAAGGTTCTTTTGCTTTTCTAATTGTTGAAGGAAACCGTCATTCTTAGAACCAACAGCAGAAGCTTTCTTTGAATATTCTGCAATTAATAAGATTCTTTCAGTGTTATATTCAGATAATAGAATATTCTGATTTTCAAAATATTGCTGATCATTCAGAATTCCTGCTTCATGATATTTCTTATTCAGATCTAATTGAGCTTGTAATTCTTTATCAAGAACCTGATACTGAGCATCAAATTCTGATTTAAGAGTCTTAACTTCAGCAGAAGATTTGGCACCTTCTTTCTTAGACAGTTTCTCTTGTAACTTATCATAATCAACAAGATACCCAGCTTTAAGCTTCATAGCTTGGGCATAAACTTCAGGCATAGATTCAATCTTGTCAAATTCTAAACCATAAGTTTCTTCAATTTTACTTTTAAAGTAATCATTGAAAGACATTGTTTCACGCTTTTTACCTTCAGCTACGTCTCTTGCCTTTTTAAGTTCTTTAGACCCAAGTTGAAGGTAATTTGAAGCAGCAGATGAATCAGCTTTGATTTTAGAATCAGCTTGTTCTTTATTTAACTTTTCAGTAAGTCTTGCAACTTCAGCTTGCATTTGTCCAATCTTTTCTGCTTGGAGATTGTCAGGAATCCAGTCTTGTTTAAGTCTGTTAAGTTCTTTAAGAGTTTCAACTAATTTTGTAGAGGTTGGAATAGGTGCAAAAGCTTCTTTAATCCAATCACCGACTGAACTAAACATAGATTTCATTCCCATCCACATGGTAAACAGAGTGCCCCATTCACCTTTAATATCTTCAACAGCATCTGCTTGAGACTTAGCAAGTAAATTAGTAGCAAGAGTAAGAGCTTCAGAAGCTTTACCAGCTTCTTTAAGAGCTTCGACTTGTGCTATTGCAGCAAGAGGAATGTTGCCCATTGCTTTATTTAATTTATACAAAGCTTCAACTGGATCTTTTTCAAGATCTTTGAACATCTTTACAGTATCACTTAAAGAAGCACCTGTAACCTTACTATAGTCAGAAATTGATTTAGCTGACAATGCAAATTGTTCACGAGTAAAACCACCAACTTTAGCCATTTCAATCATCACATCAACAGCTTTCGATTGAGAAATACCATTAAGTGACTTGGCATATGAATATGCCTGAGATGCATTAAACCCAAAACTTGCACCAGTAGTATGTAAAGATTTTTCTAACGCATCTTGTTGATCGAAAGCTGATTTAAAAGCAATTCCAATTGCAATTAAAGATGCTGCTGATGCGGCTAATGCAATGGCAAAAGGACCTGCAAGATAAGCACCAAATTTACTAATTAATGGAATAGTTGGTCCAGCTTCAGAAGCTACACCCTCTAAACTCTTCTTGAAACTTTCAGCAGCAACTTTACCTTGAGTAAAACCAATAACAGCAGTTGTCATTCCTGCAGATAACTTACCAACAGAAGCACCGGCTGCTTTACCCATGTCTAAGAAAATACCTTGAACAAGCCCAAACATACCAAGAAGAGTACCTTTTACACTTCCAGCCATTTGAACCATACTTTCACGCATGACTTTAGACATATCTTGCGAAGCCACACCCATTTGTCCAAACATGTCGCGCAATTGACCACCTTGTTGTAACATGACAGTCATTGGAGATTGACCAGTACTCAGACCAACTACAATGTCGGTAATCTGAGGTGCAACTGCTCTTGCTACATAATCCATTTTATCTTTAGTCTGCTTTACAGCTAAAGTAGTTTGAGCATCACCAAATTGCTTAAGTAATCTTTCTTGTTCAGATACAGATAATCCAAGTTTCTTCAAACTTTGTTCAAAACGGAAAGCTGCATTAGTTGCACCTTTACCCATCCCTTCTTCAACAAGAGACACTTGATAATTCAACTTTTCAAGAGTTCCGTATACATATGACTGAGCAGCAGCTAATTCTCTAGCTCTTTTAATTTCAGCAGATCCAGCAGCTTTTGATGCAGCCTCATATGCATTTGCATCAGCTTCAGCTTTGCGGAGAACAGATGAATTAGTACGATAAACATCACCTAATTCTTTTCTACGCATAGCAGCTTCACGGGCATCAATAGAACCTTGCTTCTCCATTTGAGAAATACGTTCCAAATCTCTTGAATAATCTACAATTTCTTTACGAGTTAAATTAGTGTTTTCAGCCTGTAGCTTTTGAACAAGATTGAGTTCTTCGACTTGCTTTTTAAGTCTATATGCTCCAGATGTACTTTTATCAAAAGGATTTACACCAGACATTCTATTGAATTCTTCAAAAGCATTCTTAGCTTTGAAAACTTCTTCAGTACTCTTACCCATTAAAAGTAATGACGCCATTTGAGCAGCTTGTGACTTACTAAACCCTTCTCCAAGGTAAGTAAGACCTTTACCAAGGTCAAACGATTCACCTCTTAAAATCTTAGTAGCAAGTACCAACTTTTCAATAGCATCCACAGACTTCTTAGCTTCAACCTGCATGGAAGCCCCAGAATCGCTCTCAGAGGCTCCAAGACTGAAAGGACTACTTACCCCCTTAGGCATCTTCGTTGCAGCCTCTACGGCCTTATTAAGCTGCTCTACATACGCCTTAGCTTTGTCTACGGTGTTACTGTCAATTCCGATGTCTACTTTGCCTTTAGAAAGAGTCTCAGTTGCTTTCTTGATATCAGCAAATGAATTAGTAACTCTTTTAGAGTTAGTCTCAGCGGAATCACCAATCTTATCCATTACAGCAATAACTTCTTTCAAAGAAGAAGTATCTGCACTAAACCCAATACTTTGTAATTCTAATGTCATATTATCCTCATTAGGTTATTTATTTAGAGAATTCTTTATTCCCTAAAGGAATAATCCAATGCAAAAGATCCGATATATTTCTATACCGGACCTACTTATTTATTCTTTGACTTTTTCTTTTCTTCTTGTCTGGCATGTTCCTGCATAAATAAGTTATCAAATAACTTGATTACAGAAATATGCCAAGGTGCTGGAGTTACACCCATTAAATCAAAATAACTCTTGATTTCCGTATAGGATAGACAATTAATAGAAAATCCAGCTTGTCTTGCATTATGCAATTGAAGAAAATCATGCCAACAATATGTAAATACAGATGGTAATTCTGGAGGGTCATCCAATTCCTTTGGGGAACTAGGAGAATCAAACCATGAAGAAGACACAGATTCTGCAACCTTCTTCAAGTGTTCCCTTAATGTTTTACCATCTTGTTGAATCTCTTGCATAGAAAATTCATATTTAGCAAACTCAATTGCTAACTCTAAATCCTCATCCAAGAAAGTTCAATTGCTCAGAAGCTTCCTCCTGAATCTGTTCACGAATCCAAGAATGTTCAGTAAGAAGACGAGTTGCATTTTCTTTTGTAAAAGGAACTGGTTTACCATCTTCTTCAATACCATTCCAATCAATAATACGCACAACAGCCGCCTCAACTGCCATTTCTTCTGCTTCTTCAAGAGTGACATCGTTACCCTTGCGTTTACTGTTATTTCGAGTCTGAATCTCATCAAACTTCTTACGGATATAAGCCTTTACAACCTTAGACTGATCACCACGAACAGTCACAAACGCACCAGTCTTTTCATTAGACCCTGGGAGACGTAATTCAAACTCATAACCAGCTTCAGCAATTTCAGAAAGATTCTTCTTCTTAAGATCAAAACCCATTGTTTTCTCCTTTTCATGTTAATAAAATGTAGTATAAATACTACTCATCCATAACTGTCATTATGCCATGAAAAATATATAAAGTCAATGATTATACAATAATTTTAGCTAATAAAAAACCTCCCAAGGTTTTATCCAAGGGAGGTTTAGTTTTTAGATCGTTGTATCGTTTACAAGGATTGTACTATTTACAAGTCCACCAGAAACATCTGAGTTAAGCAGAGCTACGAAGCTGTGTTGTTGAACAATACCAAGTTCAGCATCTTGCTTATCAGCAGAACCAATCTTCACGCGAGGAAGAACAAACGAAAGCACACTACCTGTCTTAGTACTGTCTGTCGTAAGAGCTACTACAAGTGAAATTGGAGTTTCAGAGTTGAAGTAATCACGGTACGTTGCATCTTGGTAGTAAGTACTGAAATTACCAGTAACCTTGATACGACCAGTGAACACGTCAGCAGCAAAGTTACTACCAACAACGTTAGCCGATTCAAGAGCACGTTCAACAGAGAAGTCCATTGAAGTAATAAGAGCAACTGGCACACCACCAACAAGCATCACACCCTGAACAGCAGCGAAGATACCGTTAGTACCAGCAACAGTAGGAGTTGTGTAATACTGAGAAGTTCCAGTTTGTTCCAGGTTCTTACCAAGGAATGTGAAGTCAGTAGTAACAAGCCCAGTCGCTGGAAGCTGGACATTCATTGTCCCAACTTTAAGACCCGTATACACTTCAGATTGTGCAATGTCAGAATACCATTCTTCAACAGTATAAGAATCATCAGTATGTCCAGATTGAGGAACATAAGTGACCTTACCTTGAACTGTTGCAGTTACAGTAGCAATTGGACCTTCAGCAACAAGGTTAGTACTTGACAACACCTTAACCGTAAGCACTGTAGCTGTCATAGAAGCAACAAGCACATTGTTAGACTGGTTAGCTACGTTAAGACCTGCACCTGTAAGACGCAGAACCATGCCAACCATAACACCATCAGACAACCATGATCCAGCACTACGAGTAATAGTGAAAAGACTGCCCGAAGTCGCAACAGTTACTGAAAGACCCGTAATCGCAGTAACAGCCGTGAAATCACGAGCAATAACTGATTGCATGAAATCTGAGTAAGACCCTGGCGACAACTCTCCATTAAGACTACCATTAACACTACGAATACCATGACGCATGTCAGCAGTCTGGAAGTCAGTACGAATTTCAGCAGATTCGTAAGTGTCTTTCACAAGGTTAAAGTTCGACGTTACACGACGAATATATTTAGCACCGGAAGCACCTGCAATAGTACCCCACGCACTTTCTTTCTTATAGGCAACCTTTTTCGATACACCCTTTGCTACAGCCATATTATTTCTCCATTATAAAATTACATAAAGTAAGCTTGATCAAGGACAAGCGCCTTTGTTTAAGAGTACACCTCTGACATTACAGAAATTAAAATAGGGATAATAATCCTACCTTCAGAAATAACCGATCCTGCAATCTTGGGAGTTCTAAGAAAATGAAGAGTTACATCCTCTTCTGTTAATGTAAGACCTTTATGAAAATGATCTCTAATTAATTCAGCACGTTCAAGTGCATCAGTAGTACCTTTGTTATAAGGTCCAATCACAAAGACTTGAAAATCAAATCTTTCTCTAAAATAACCTGTACCAAATACAGGATCATCAGGAGACTGAATAACAAATTGACAACTTTCATACATTCCATTAGGAGGTGTAAATACAACCCCTTCATACGCAATTGGTAATGTTGGTGTCAAAGTAGATAAATGCTTTTCACATGCTCTTTTACTTTTAATTAATGATCGCATTTAATCCTCACTGTTCAACATAATAATCAAGAAGATTATTTTTATAAATTGTTTCAATCTGAGAAATGGTAGGAGCCATGACACCCTTTGAAGCTTTCTTTGAATATCCAGATTCGATTGATTCCATCCAAGGTAATGTAAATCCATCATTCGCCATGTACGGAATATTATTCACAACAAGGACTGTTTCTCCAAGTCTATATTTAGAACTTGCAACATCAGCATATTCTTTAACATCAAAAGCTTGTTCAGACCTTGCTGGATATGTTTTTCTAAGACCAGTAGATGACCCTGTTAGGAATTGACCAGTAACAACTTGCCAACCACCTTTAGCATGTCCAGGTTCAGGATATAATCCAGCGTACAATCTGGATTTCATATGGTATAACTCATTATCTGTACCATATGGAGTATTATCAATAGCCTGTACTGTAATATTGTAAATAAAACCTTCAACAACAGATTCCAAACCTCTTGTCATTTTAAGTTTAACTTCTTCCAATGAAGATCTAAATGCTGACAAGTCTGCTTTAATCATAGTCAACCCTTAATCGTCAAAACCCTATAGAGGATGACTTCACCTTGAGCAAAATGACTCTGAATAGATTGCACAACATATTCACCTGAGTTATATACAACAATGTCAGATAACTTAGGGACAAAGGAATTCTCAGCAGTGAAGTAGAACAACACACCTTCTTTTCCAATTAAGTCTGGATGGTTAAATGCAGTAAACTTAATGTGCTTAGGATAAGCCTTCAGAGTAATCGAAGTTTCTGTCGAAGTAACTACACCAGTTGCTGGATTATAACTTCCAGTTGAAACTGTTTTATAAGTTACTGAAGTCCCATTCCTAGTTATTGCACCAATAGATGCTTTAGCAAACTGATTCATGACAACCTCAGAAAATAAAATAACTTGAAGGTTTCTGCTCAGACTCAGTTGGAGGCTGAATATTGTTAGTATTCATATCATCAATATTAGCCTGGAACTCATCAAGAAATACACCACCAACCCATCCCTGACAATTCTGTAAAATAGGATTATTGTAAGGGTCTTTAATATAAAGAAGTAAAGCCTGACGATACTGTTCAGCAACAGAAGAACCTTTGATTGTGAAAATATCTACAGTTTCATTCCCTCTTTGAGATAACTGCATTAAAGCCATTCTGGCGGCATCCATTGATGCTCTAGTAATTATATTAGAATGCTTTTCAAGCAAATAAGTATAAGTTGCATCAGATAAAATTGGGAATGTAACATCGACATCCTGAATTTCCATTCTGACTTTTTCAATATCAGTTAATGCCATATTAGTTACCTTTCTCTTATTTAAGAATACACGAAATGAATACTCTTAAATAAGAAAGCCCCGAAGGGCTTTCTATTAGTTCGAACTGTAAAGACGAACGATTGCTTGAGGACGACGAACCATGTTAATGAAATTCGATTCCGATTCAAGTTCAATCTTTGTGTTCTTAGCATCACGGTAAGTCCAGACATAAGCCTGTTCACCGATAGTGTTCACAAGATCAAACTTTGCAGCAGGGCTGAACAGAGTCTTGAAAGTATCAACAGTTCCAGTAGGAATCATGCGAGCTTCATCCGTAGGGATAAGAGCATTTCCACCAATAGAACCACGATATTCAATGAAACGAACACCTGCATGATCAAAGATCTGATAGCGACCAGAACGATAACCATTACGTTGACCTTCTTGTGTAGAAGAGTAGAACTTGTAAGCTTCCTTCACATTAGCTTGACGAACAAGCTTGTTGAAGAAGTTAGTACCACACAACACAACCACTCCAGAAACAACTTCACCAGAAAGCAGGTTGTCTTGAATATGAGCAACACCTTCTTGAATCTTTTCATTCACTTCAGTAGTTGCAGTACCAAGTACAAAGTCCACTTCCTTACGGGTAATACCGAAAGTTGTGTAGAAGTTTTCAGACACAGTACCATTAGGCGACCATTGCGTACCATTCACCAGAGTACTAGCACGAGCCAGTTCAAGGGTTTGAGCATGAGCCATACGGATACGCGAAAGCTTATCAGCAATAGCACGAGCTTCGGTATCAGGCTGATCTGCTGTACCATATGCACGACGACCTTGAAGCTCATGAGCAAACAAAGCATCATCATATGGGTGGTGAGTCGTTGTGAAAGCACGAAGAGTCGAAACTTCATCCTTACCAACTTGAGCACGAGTACCACGCTTTTGGTCACCAACCACAGCGATTGTTCCACCCTTAGACTCAAGGGTTACTGTATTTTGAGTAATACCTTCTTCGGTGAAGATACCAAGCTCATTAATAAGACCCCATGTATTAGGAATGATGTTCAGTTCTTGAGTAAAATCAGTAACTTCAAACTGATTAGAAAAACTACGAGTTGCAGTCATTTATTATTCTCCCTTATTAGATTACGTCTTGTACCAGAATACCAAGAGCCTTGAGACTGTCATAAACAGCAGTCTTTTCGCCATCAGTGTCAACGGTAGAACCAAGCGTAAGGTTTTGCTTTGCAACAGTAGCAGGGCCACGTACAAGAGCAAGAACTGGAGTATCAGTAGTAGCAGCAACAGCCTTGTCTTCAACAACAACAGCAGCAGCATTCTGCGAACCATCAACAGCAGTTGCTTCACAAATCTTGAACTTACCCGAAGCAGTAATCTTACCCAGAACCGTACCAACGACATAAGTCTTAGCACCAGATTCAAGAGCAGTCACATTATCCACGCAATAACCAATCGAAGGTTCGTATTCATGCTTCACAACATGACCCTTACGGAAGGTATCTGTACCAATAGTTACAGCCATATTTTTCTCCTAATTAAAAATTATTTAGATCCAGCCGCAACACGAGCCTTAACCAGCTTTGCTACCGCAGATTCTTGAACAGGTTCTTCCTGAACATCACCAGAAGCACCTTGTTCTTGGAACAGAGCAGACTTCTCTACCTTTTCTTGAAGATCACCCAAAGTCTTCACAACTTCAGCAAAATCTTCATCACTTTCAACCAAACCAACAGCCTTGAAGACTACAGTAGCAATACTTTCATCCTTAAGTGCAGTCACAACTTGATTAAAACGAGCCTTGCGCACAGCTTCTTTCTGAGCAGATTGCAGAACTTCAAGATCTGCGAGAGCCTTCTGAAGTGCGACTTCCTTGTCATCAAGTGCTTTTTGAATTGTTTCAAATTGGCTCTTGGTAACGGTTTCTACATTTTCTGACATAGTAGTTTCCTTATTGTTAACAGAACCAGAAACAGGTTCAGTAATTTCTTTTTGTTTCATAATAGATTCAAGATATTCTTGATCCTTAAGCAACACCAAATGTTCTTCTTCAGTCAAAGCCATCAAAGTTTTAGCTAAATTAGCCCCATCATTGACAGACTTCAAAATCTTAAAAGAACTGATTTTTTCTTGAATATAATCATCGTAAGTTTTCTCAGACTCATCTTCAGACTCTTCTTCAACATAACCCATCAGACTTGCCAAAATCTCAGCTTCTTCGTACCACATACCAAAGAACTTCTGAAGAAACTCAGGAATCTCCATAGTTACTTGAATTTGTTGTGCCTTCTTAATAAAATCTTCTGAACGATTAGTTCCTACTGATTTAAAGAGAACAGTAGTCATTCCATTTGCAGCGCCGCCGACTGAAGGACCAACCAACGCTACAGCAGAATCTGGAGTAGAGAAGTCAAATGATTTAAGTTTTCTAGTAGCTTTTGTCTTAGTTTTTGCTTCCATTCATTACTCCGTTATATCTTCATAAACAGCATTGCACTGAATAGAAAGACCGTTAAAAGTCCCATCTTTAATACCCTGCCAAATCCAATCTTCTTTAGCTTTAACAACAGCTAACCAGCTTCCAGCCTTAATAACTTTTCCGTTAATTTCAGCTTCAACTGGAAGAATATAACTCTCTACAAATTCATATGAATCAGTATCAAGCATATGTAAAAGATTTGCTTTTCTACATTGAGTATTAAAATCATGACAAGCTTGTTCAACTGCATCAGCAGAATAAGTGTCACCGTGTAAGTCTGTAGTCAAACCATCCTCTTCCTGAGGTTCTAATACTACAAAGGTAGCTAAACGTTTTTCTTCATTCAAGGATTTAATCACCTGAACTGTATTTATAATTTGTTGCATTTAATACCTTACATTAAAGTAAATTATATCATAAAGTACTAATATAATCCAGTATTTTCTAACAATATTGACAGAAAATTTGAAATTTAGTACAATCAAGGCTTCTTAACACTAGGAGATCCAATGTCTAAGCACGTAAAACTTGTATTCATTAAAACAGATTCTTTTCTTGATATCTCATATTATCGAGTGAAGATTAAATACTGGGATGGTGAAGAAGTAATTAAAGAAAACTGCTCATCCTTTACATTCGGAGATGTATTAATCCCAGTACTTAAAAATATTGACGATATGAATGTACAAACTTCAATCTCAATTTATATTGAAAATAATGAAGAAGTGAAACAATTCATGAAACAATTAACAGATCAAGTTCCTGTTAAAAAATCTAAATACAAAGTTCGACAACAATTAACCTCTTCTACAAAAGAAGCAGATTGGCTTAAAGACTTTATCAATCAGTACAATATTGAAGTGTTTTAAATAATATCTAGGTCAAATCAATGACCTAGATTTAATTATGACATCATACCTTGTAAAGATCTAAGTGCTTGACCAATTGCAGGTTCATATACACTGGTAATTCCAAGTGAAGTAGGATGGTTAGATCCGTTACCTTGAATTTGACCAAAGGTTGATTGGAAATCAGTTGGACTTCCAGTACCAATAAGTTCTGAATCTTTGAAAATAGGGGCAGCAACTTGAACTGGAGATGCAAACTCCATTACAGAAGAGTTCTTCAAGTTAACTGTAGATACTGTAATACGAGCAGTTGTACCTCCAGTCGTACCTGCACCTGGATATCCATTTCCAATAAATCCACCATGGAATACTTCTAAAATCTTACGTTCAGAAGAAACTCCAGCGTTATTACAAATAATTTCAATGTAATGACGAGAACCTGTATATTCAACTCTTACTAAATGAACAGATGAGTTAGTGACACCATTAGTAAGAGTTACTGAATCAAGAAGAGTAGCCGAAGAACCACTTGCTCTCCAATATAAAGCCAAAGTAGTTCCAGAAAGTCGAACTTCATAACCTTGTGCAGTACCACCACCAACTA